GTCAAGGTGATCATATTAAAAAAGTTTATAGTCAATCATATCCACACAGCATTGGTTTATTTTATTCTGCTATGACACAAAGAGTGGGACTTAAAGCAAATGCTGAAGAACATAAATTTGAACAACTAGCCAAAAAAGGTAATTGGAGAAAGAATTACAGACTGTTTATGGAAGAATTAGTTGAATCTAGATTTCCATTTAAAACACATTTCAATTTCCATAGAGGTTGTAATTGGTGGAGACCAGAATTAAATTCAGAACAAGACATGGCGGACATTGCCGCTACTACACAACACATTTTTGAACAGGTATTAATGTGTGCAAGTTCTTGGATACAAATGCACATCAAAACATCTAACATAGTTTTGGTTGGTGGTTGTGCTTTGAATAAAACAGCACGTACAAAATTGGAATCAGTTTGGGACGATATATGGGTTCCAAAAAATCCAGGAGATCCTGGCAGTTGTGTTGGAGCAGTCCTTGCCAAATACAACAGACACATTGACTTTCAAGATAAAATGTGGTATAATAAGGAACATGGCGAAACAGAATAAAGATTATGGATATGACATACAAAAGTTATATCTAGAAATGATGTTGGCGAACGCAGAAACTTTTGTGCGTTGTCAGTCTATATTTGACTTTTCTTTATTTGATCGTAAACTTCAAGAGACAGCACAATTCGTAAACAAATACGTAACTGAATACAACGCACTTCCAACATATGAAATGGTTAATAAATCTTGCAACGTAGATTTAAAACAAACTGAACAACTTCACGAAGAACATTTTGATTGGTTGCTTACAGACTTCGAAACTTTTATAAGACACAAAAGTTTAGAAAGAGCGATATTGAAATCTGCTGATATGCTTGAAAAAGGTGAGTATGGTCCAGTTGAAGACTTGGTAAAAAAGGCAGTACAGATTGGATTACACAAAGACTTAGGTACAGATTATTTTGATGATCCTAAATCAAGATTAATGGGATTAAAGAATCAAAATGGACAAGTCAGCACAGGTTGGACAACACTAGATAAAAGATTGTTTGGTGGATTTAACAAAGGTGAACTTAATATATTTGCAGGTGGTAGTGGTGCAGGTAAAAGTTTATTCCTAGCAAACTTAGGCTGTAACTGGGTACTCAACAGCATGAATGTTGCGTATGTGTCCTTTGAATTAAGTGAGCCACTTGTTAGTATGAGGATCGATTCGATGCTGACTGACATTCCAACAAAAGAGATATTTAAAGACTTAGATGGTGTAGAAATGAAAGTAAAACTACTTGGCAAAAAATCAGGAAAGTTACAAATCAAATATATGCCTAGTGGTAAAACTGCAAATGATTTAAGAAGTTGGATTAAAGAATATGAAATTAAAACTGGAACAAAACTAGATGTGATACTTGTAGACTACTTAGATTTAATGATGCCAATTAATAAAAAAGTAAGTCCAAGTGATTTATTTGTAAAAGATAAATTTGTATCAGAAGAACTTAGAAACTTGGCGATGGAGTTAAATGTTATATTTGTAACAGCATCACAGTTGAACAGAGGTGCAGTTGAAGAAATAGAATTTGATCATTCGCACATAGCAGGTGGTTTAAGTAAAATACAAACTGCTGACAATGTGTTTGGTATATTCACAAGTAGAGCAATGAGAGAACGTGGTAGATATCAGATACAACTTATGAAAACTAGAAGTTCTAGTGGTGTTGGTATGAAGATCGATTTAGAGTTTGACGTAGACAGTTTAAGAATAAGAGACCTCGCTGATGATTCAGAATATCAAGAATTTGATAAACGTAAAAGCACAATTTACAATTCATTAAAGAAAACTTCGACAGTCACAGATGACGCAGACACTAAGGCACTTACTCCCCCGGATCCAACAAAAGGTGACACAGTAGGCAGAATAAAAACTGATACAGATGGAACTAAATTAAGAGAATTCTTAAAGGATCTTGGAGAAGATGGATAAAGAATACAATAGAATTATACTTCCAAAAAGTTTAGACGAGGGAACCTCATACAGAACTGCCACTTGGGTAGCAAACTCAATTCATAGAAGAGCAGGTATGCCAGTAGTGTATGGTCATCTTGAAAAAGAATCAGATATCAAAAAAGGTGACTTGGTAATACTAGGTGGAGTTGGTGGACACGATACCGGACTTAGATTACATCAAGAACTAGCAGAAAAAAATATTGATTACTTTAATGTTGAAAAGGGTTATTGTAATTGGTGGAAACCAAGATACTGGAGATTAACTTTTAATGAAAATCAAATCAAAGAAGTAAAAGGCGAATGGGATAACAAACGTTTCTGTAAATTCAATATGCCTTTACGTACAATGAAGAAAAATGGTGAGCAAGTTTACATAGTTGCTCCTAGTCAAAACGGATTAGACATCTATGATATTAAGAAAAGTGTTGATCAATGGATCGACGAAACAGTTGCTGAAGTTAAAAAATACACTGATAGACCAATTAAAATAAGGAAAAAGGTCAACAAGAAAGCAAGAGGTTCTAGAGGATTTTGTGATACATTGGAAAACATTTATTGCGTGATAAGTTTACACACCATGGCTGTTACTGAAGTATTGCGTGAAGGAATACCTGTGATATCGTTAGTGCCTGGTGTATTAAAAAATTATAGTTCAAGTAAAATTTCACAGATAAATGACTTGTATTACCCTAGTGATAATGATCGTGGTAGATTGTTTAATTGCTTAACAAATATACAGTTTGAAAATGCAGAATTAGTAGATGGCACAGCATATGAAACTATGGCTAAATTCTACGACATAAACATTTTACCAAAATAGTCAATCCCATCTTTTCAAAATCATAAATATTGTTTTAGGCAGAGAGGCAAACAATGAATGATTTAGAAAATATACAAAGGCTCACTGAACGTTTTAAAAGGCAAATGCCCGACGGTGAAGTGTACCAAAAAAGACTCGCAGAAGAATTTGAATTAATATTAAAACAAAGATTCACAGAATACTTCTTAAAAATTTGCGACATCATAGACATAACACAAGATATCAAACACATGACACGAGGATCGGCTGGATCATCTCTCGTATGTTATTTGCTAGGAATCACTGACGTAAATCCAGTTAAGTGGAACATACCCGTTGCACGTTTCCTAAACCCTTTACGTGATGATTTACCTGATGTAGATATAGACTTCGAACACTGGCGACAAAAAGATGTTATGGAACGTATTTTTAAAAAGTGGCCTGGTAAGACTGCACGTATTTCAAATTATGTAACATATCAACCTAAATCAGCAAAGCGAGAAGCGGCTAAACGTTTAGGTGTAAAAGGAAACTTACCACGTAATTTTAAATATGAAGATTACGATATAGATCCTATAGAAGCCAAACGTATTGAACAAAAATTATTAGGAAAGAAAAGATGTATATCTAAACACTGTGGTGGAGTAATAATGTTCGATAGGCAACTTCCTAAAAGTTTAATTAGTGAAGACAATCAGATACTTTTAGACAAATATGAGGTAGAAGATTTAGAACATTTAAAAGTAGACATACTTGCAAACAGAGGATTAAGTCAATTATTAGAAATTGAACCTAATAAGAATTTAACAGACTATCCGGAAGAAGATGAAGCAACAGCAAAACTTTTAAGTAGAGGTGATGTGTTAGGAGTAACACAAGGAGAGTCACCGGCAATGCGTAGATTGTTTAGAGCAATACAACCTAAAAGTGTATTAGACTGTGTGTTTGCAACTGCTATGATTAGACCTGTTGCACTTACAGGAAGGCAAAAAGCATCAATGTTCAATGACTGGACTAAAGACGGAGTACAAGATAGTATTGTATTTGAAGATGATGCTATTGAAATCATTTCAGATATAATTGGTATTGATATGTATGAAGCAGATATGTATCGTAGAGCATTCGCAAAAAAGAAAGATGAAAAAATTTTAGAGTTTGTTGAAAAATTAGGAAACCATCCTAAGAAACAAGAAGCAATAGATACTCTAATGACACTTTCAGGTTTTGGATTATGTAGAGCACACGCAGTAAATCTTGGAAGATTGATTTGGGCATTGGCATATCAGAAAGCACATAACCCCAAAAGATTTTGGGAGGCTTGTTTGAAACACTGTGAAGGTTCATATAGACGTTGGGTATACAACACAGAAGCACAAAGACTAGGAGTAGACAATGAACCTGGTTGGTGGAAAAGAGGTTTTATTCCTAAATGTAAAGTTGCAACACAATATTTAGATTATGTAGAATTTGCAGGAGTAGTTGCAAACGGTAGAGTGTTTAGAGGCAACAATGGAAAATATATTACATTTGTAACACTAGGTATCGGTCCGGGAGAATACATAGACATCACAGTTAAAAAACCTTTTGGTTATAGAGATGGTGATGTAATTTCAGGCAGAGGCAAAGTAAGACATCACAACAATTCTGATTATGTGGAATGCACAGATGTCAAACTTCATTCCTTCGAGCAGTGGTTGACGCAGTAATACCCGTAGGTGGAAAGCCAAATTTCCGCGAAGCGGTACGCAATTTTTAAACCGCGAAGCGGACAGCAAAGCGATTCGGTAAGCAGGTTTTTTATATGATTTTTCTTTTGGCGCCTTTACGTTTGACGTCTAGTGTGCTACAATGTATTCCACCTTCCCAAAACAGATAATGGCGCTGTTGCACTACGTGGCAGTCTATATGCAAGGACTTCAGTTTTTCAAACAGTTTGGGTATGTGTCTAGCAAACACAATGTTGTTCCTGTCTATGATCAAAACATTGAGATCAAAACAAACTTCCTGGCAGTAACCTCTCCAGTTCTCTAGATACTTGTCCAACCAAGCAACATCCATCTTGTTGTTGGCTTCCGTGTAATCCTGCACATATCTATCCATCTTTAGTTCCGGCAGACAGTCGCTGACATCTATCAACTTCTTGTTGTGCAAACACTGAGGAACCCAGTCCATGCCTGCGTGTATCACAGTGTCGTCATCTATCATGATGAAGCCGTGGTCGATGTGTCCGAATCCGTTGAAGCGTGTGCCTGTGTTGGGATAGAT